CGAGCAATTGGGAGAATACTCAATCGAGAAGAAGCAAAATTGTATTGTAAAAAAGACAATAAAGCTTTACTGCGAATGAGTGTGGAAATTCTCCAATTTCCATCTTTGAAACCACATTTGTATAAGCAAGTGACTTGGGATAAAATAGCTGAAAAGACGCAAGTGATGATTCATTTGCCAAAATCAAATATTGATGCCACAGGTAATGCTTTTTATGAAGGCGTAGAAGATGTGAAATTGCAGTCCAATGAGATTAAGCGAACCAAATATTTAAAAATTGATAGGATATCGCCGGGAGTATCGTTTGGACAAAAAGGTGATTGCGGAGGTATAGTATTTAATCTCAGCGATCGCTTTGAGCAAAAAATGATGGGTATGTATGCTGCAGGAGGAGCGAAATACTGGTATGTAACAACACTAGTACAAGAAGATTTGATGGGAGAAGATATCATCGAAACAAGAAGTTTAGAAGATCCATGGACTCAATTTATATTGGAAGGGAAACCTAAAGATATGCCTGAAGGTCCTGAGGCGCAATTTATTGGTAGATTTATTAAAAATTGTCCTCCAGTATCTAAAACTTCTTTGTCACACTGGAATTATAGTCCATGGTGTGATCAGTTTGAAGAACAACTGGAACCATCACCCCTCGACGCGAGAGATGAGCGAATAACTATCGAAGTGAGAAGGAACCAAGAGGGAAAACCATCTTTGTTGATGGAGCAAAATTCCAAAATGTGTCAATATTTACCATCTATAGACCGAGAAACTCTAGATATAATTGAAGATCAATATGTCAAAGAATTATCGGCTAAAATGAGGGGCGTCCTAACAACTACCCCAGATGATATAGATGAAGTATTACATATGGCCATGAATGGTCAAAGGAATAATAAGTTTGTTACTAACATGACGACAAACAAAAGTGCAGGTTTACCCTGGACATTAACCGGAAAGGTTAAGAAAAATGATTATCTAAACGTTCACACTATAACAGGTGAAGTGACGTTCAAGGACAATTATTTGGGTCAACGTCTACGAGATAGAGTTATCTTTAAGTTAAAAGAAGCTAAGCAAAGAACGCGAGTTTGTAGCTTTAGCAATTCTAAAGTTAAAGATGCTCTTATCAAGAAGAAATGTGTCCCTATCGCAAAAGTGCGAGTGTATCATTGTATAAGTGTTGATAAGATTATGGCGGATAGTGCGCTATTTGGTAATTTTAAAGAAGCTTATACGCGTGGATTCGTTCAGATGAATCACGCGGTTGGTACAGATCCACATTCAATTGATTGGAGTATAATAGCTGAACATTTAGTGTATCACCCAAATTATTTTGATGTGGACTTTGAGAACTATGATAAGTATTTACATGCTGATCTAATGCACTGTGTATTTAATATAATCAGAAGAGTTATACAAAATTGTGCCCCAGATGATTGGGATGAAGCGCGACAAGTATTGGCTGATGAGAGTATTAACACATATGTTGTAGATTATGATACAGTATATCAAACTCAAAGAGGAAATAAAAGTGGTGAGTTTCTCACTACTATCGTCAATTGTTTGGCGAATGACATTTTATCATTTTATGCTTGGATTAAAACTGTGGGCAACATAGATATACAGGA